CCTCCAACAAAATTGAAGGATAAGGTTACGTTGGCAACCATTGGTTGAACCCCGATTCCCTCAGGATTTAAATCCAAACCTTCGTAGTTAATAGTTAAGTTTGTCGGGATGATTTTGGAGTGATAGAAATCACCAACACGAAGTACCAACACTGGAGGTGCCCCAAACGAAGTATTAACCGCATTGTTGTACTCCAAAGTACTAACCCCTTGTTTATCTACTTTTGTTGTTGGTATGGTGTCACCAGGTCTCATACATTGCTGAAGGAATGTTAAACGAGAGTTCAGTCCCTCAGGAGTAATTGAGTGAAACGCAGGGTGAAAAAATTTGAGTTTCTCCTTAAGGTTATCATAAACCATAGGAGTTTCTTCTTTAATAACTTCGAAGTAATCACATTCTGACAACAAACCTCTAAGTACTCTTTTGGTAATATTGTCTCTGAACACAGTTTCTTGAGTTACCACCTGTTGAGTTATAGTTCTCGAGTCAACAACAGAAGTAAGCTCTTCTTTGTATCTTGCCGAAGATGGAACAATGGTTGGCGGCAATTTTGGTGGTGGTGGAATCTTAACCGTTATATTTTCTATCGCGGTTCTTCTGCACGCCATTGCATTCACAGAATAAACGGCTACGGGTCGTGAACTACTATCGGCTGAAGTTGAACAGAATTGTCTGTCGTAAGTCGCCCCATCACCATCAGGGTCGACAAAAGCAACTTCCCCCGGAGCTGTTGATACTATTGTCAATTTCTTTTCATCAATAAATCTTCCCAAGTTTCCGATAGTTCTGATAAATTGTACGGCAGCATCCACACGTCTTTGTCCCAAACTTCGGTTGTAATCTGCCGAAGCCGGACTCGAAGCGGTCCCTCTCAACACCAATTCGGCTGTGGCTTGTGGGTTTTGTGTTAATCTATCATTTAACAATAAAAGTTTTTGTTCGATTTTGACCTTGTTAGCCTCTACGATATTTGTAAAAAACACCGAAACTTTTTGAGGTTCCAAACTCGTATCTGCGTAAATTTGCTTACTTTGAGAACCAACATAAGTGGTATAATAGTTCTCGTAGTTTTGAACCGCTTGATTCGGTAAAGGGATGTCATTGTCAAAATACAAACCTAAATTAATCAACTCCTCAAAATTATCTTGGTTACCTGTTTGTGAGGTATCTGGAGAAGTATTTGTATTTCCCCCACCTGTAGTTCCACCATTCGATGTAGACGCATCGCCCACTTGGATTGTGTTCTTGATGTAACGAATTTCTTCGGTTGTAATATCTTGGTTTTGAATTCTTTGTTGGATTTCAAATAAATCTTCAGGATTGATTGTGTAGTATCTTGCCGCCAATTCATAAATGTCATACTTACGACAACCAGCGAAGAACGATTCAATAATTGAGTCAATTCTACTCTTGTTGTTTTCGTTGGATAAAACCCTATTAACAATCATATTCATGATTGAAGGGTGGTCTACAACGATGCTCCAATTCAAACTTCCTGAACGGTTCGAGTTCTTGTATGTAAATACTGGCTCAGGTCTTCCAATAAAATCTGTTTGTTGGAACGAAGCACTGGTACTTTCGTTGAATTTTAAGTTATACGGTGGGAACCACATAATTCTTCCACCATTCGGTCCTCTCTCACAAACCGCTAAATCTCCATAAGATAAACCCGGTCTGTTGGATGTTCTCCACGCCAAGTTTTCAAGTGAGAACATATACTTTTTGGCGTAACCATTAATATCCCCCCCTGCAGGTGGAACACCGTTAATAATGTTTGTTGAATCTTGTCCACCTTCTCTTTTGTTTGGGTAGATGTTAAGATTGTAGGTACTATCCAAAACAGAGTATGAAAATCTTCTGTTTTGAGTTGTCATACCATCTTGTTTCTGTAGGTCGTTGTACTGAAGGTATGGAGTATCTTTAGTAAAAATTCTACAGTATTCAGCCCCCACTTCAGCGCCAGGTTGTCCAATGTAACGAATTACTTTGGAACCTTTTGTAATCTCTTTGTATCCGTCATTGAATACTTTTGAAACTTGGTCAATGGCATTTCCCGCGTGTTGTTGTCTTCTACCACCACTTCTTGGTTGAGAATCAATTATACGTTGGGTTTCATCTAGTATTGAACCCTGACGGAAGTCGTAGTTTGTTGATTCAGTTGGTCCATAACCTGAAGGGGCAAAATCGGGGTCATCAGCAATAACATTACCCCCAGGTCCCACATACTTACCAGCATTTCCTTTGAACTTAGGTGAGACCCAAGTAAATCCACCTTCAATACCACCACCACTACTATAGGTTGGTCCGTTAGCACCCAATCTAAGAGCTCTACCAGGTCCTTCGTATAGTTGGGCTAACTCGGATGGACCATAAACCGGTGATTGAATTTCTCTACCGAATCGGTCAACAGGTAAATCACCTACAGGAGAAAAAATCTGACTTGGCTCAGACTTAACAGAACCAACATAATAATCACTGTTATTAGAAAAGGTTCCAACTAAAGCCCCTGCAACCCTGTCTAAGATTCCTCTATCGTAACCAGGTTTGAATACGTTATAATCAAGGTTGTTAAAAAGTGCCGACTTTTGTCCGGCACCTGTGTTGGCTAAAAATAATTGTGAACCCGTTCTTGGTTGTCCCCCAATACCCGCAAAGAATCTTCCGATTCCCGCAAACAAGTTTTGAACCCCAAATGCCGCGGCTAATTGTTGGGTGGTTGTTGGAGTTCTACTATTGATTGAAGGGTCAAAGTATGAACCAGGAATTGTTGAGAATGGTGCGTAGGTTCCTGACAATCTGTTAAGAGCCGATGCCGCAGCACCTACAATTGTCGAGGGGGTTGTAATACTGTAGTTTGGTTCCAACAACGGAACTCTTCCCGTTATAAGATTAAAGATATCTTCCCCACCATTTACATTAAGGAAGTTGGCTCTACCACGAGTCTCTTGGGTTATCTGACGAGCAACGTTATATTCGAAAGATTTTCTGTAAAATGTCGCACCAAGTTTGGCTAAGTAAGAATCCGAGGACAAAGGTCCATTGGAACCTGTTGGGTCAGGATTTAATACCAAACTTACCGCACGATAGGTGGATGGGTTGAAATTGGGATATGGTTGGGCATCTGTACCTCTTCCGTTGTTGGTACGTAGTATTTCTAATTGTCCAATAAATTCACCTGCGTCATATAGTTGTGTTGTGTTGGCATAAGCATTCAAAGGTTTCCATGCCGGTGACAATGTCCCTATTCCCTGTAATGCTGCAACTGCCGCCTCGTCCAATATATTTGCGTCTTGGTACCCATACTCCCCCTCGTTGGAGTTCGTGTTCTGTAGTGTCCCTGGGTCTCTTACTTGAACATATCCTCCGTCAGCCCCGTATTGGTTGAGGGGATATAGCTTGTTGGCAAAAATTGGGTTGTCAATTAAGGTATCATCACTATCGGTTGGTGATAAATCTCTCTGAATTGTTTCGTAGTTAATTGGCGGACTGATTGAGCTCGGTGACTTTTTATAAGGCACCAAGTTCCTAACAATAAGTTTTTTTCTAAAAACTTCTGAACTAGGAAAATCTAATGGACTCGGCATTCAGTATACTTTTCTAATAAATAGGAATTACTCCCCTTTTTTGGGGAGAGGAACAATGGCTTTATCCATCTGTTCCTTCATCATGTTATAAAATCCTTCCTTGAACTCAGGTGTATTAATATAACGTGTGAGTTCACGGGCATCCACACCAGGTGGAACATTAATGTTTATATCAATTTCTCCATCAAAGTTTACATTTGTAGTACTTGTCTTGTCCACACCCCCTTTTTCAGTGGTTTTTAGACTATCGATACTTGAGGTATCTATTTTGTTAACCAATGACATTGCGGCTTTATAGATAGGATTGGATTCCAACTGTTCCTGATTCTTGAAATTATTCAAAGCTTCCAAGGCAGTATTCAACGAACTATCTTTTATCAAATCGGCGTTGGTGGTCAACATATCTAAAAGATTTTGTCTGTTGGCTTCGGTGTTATCTGACATGATTTTACCAACAGCATCCTTGAATTCATCCCCCAAACCTTCAACGCTTCTTCTGAGTTCTTCTCCCGATGGAGCCGCCCTAAAAATACTATCAGCTCCAGCCCCTGCAACATCTCTCACCGATTCGAGACCTCTCGCCAATCCAGTCTGACCGGCAATAGCATAACCAATCTGATATGGTAGGGCTTGAATATCCAACCTCATGAGTTCAAAAGTGCCCTTTTGACTTCTGAGAATGTCTTCCATAGTCTTTGGAGTATCCTCATATTGTTTTCTGAGCATCCCCATTTGTTCCTCAGTGATGTTCGCCAAGTCAACTTTACCCACATCCTCTATCTCAACAAAGTAACGACCACCTTCACCCATCTTAGCCATATTGGCAATTAAAAGTTTGTCCTCTTCAGGGGCGTCAATGTTGAAACTTATTTGTGATAATCTTCTATCTAAATCGGCACTTGACAAGGCAACCTGACTGAACTCCTTGTAAGTCATACCCGCAGCTTCAGCGAGGTCATACATCAACCTGACTCCGCCAGGATTAATTTCAAACCTTCCTGTCTCTTCATTGAATTGGGTAAACTGACGTGACATTTCAACCAAACTATCTTGTAAACCTTCAGGGTCGTTGATTGATGCGTCCATCAAAGCAAATGGGTCAATTAAAGTACCAGCAGCAACCCCCAATCTTTGGAACGCCTGAGCGGTTTCCAAAGCCCCTTGTGGATTCATAACCTTGTCAGCAAAAGCCGCCGTCTTACCCATATCCAAACGAACCATAGATGCCTGAGCTGCCATACGAGTAAATCCTTGTACCCCTCCATCAAAATTGAATCTGTTAAGTAAGTCGGTTTGTTCTACCACAGTACCCATAATGGTCTTGGCGTTGAGTCCAACACTTTGAACATATTGAACACTCTCAAGAATAGTATCCCCAATTGTGGTCATTTCAATTCCCGCTGCGGCGAAACTATCGACAATTCCTGATGTTTCCTTACCTAAGAATTGAGATACCGCAAAAAGGTCGGTAACAACATCAGTTGTAGCAACTACGTTTCTTCGAGCCCCTTGAGCGATTTCTGTAACCGTAGTTGCAACATCAGTAATGTTACCCCCAAGTCTTTTGATTTCACCCGCGCTATCGGCTAATACATTGTTGAATTCAAGGAATCGTTGTCTACTCTCTCCGAAACCGGAGTTGATGGCAACAATACCATCTTGAATTCTACCAATATTACCAAGAAGATTGACGGATTCTTTCAAACCATCGTTCAGACTTTTCTTATCATCTTCTTCCATAGGGAGCGTTTTCTAATAAATAGATTTTGTGAGATTTTTTTTATTTTTTATTATCTTCAATCCACTTATCTAATAAAAACTTCCTTGTAAAAACGGGCATTTTAAGAAAATCAGTCCACGATATATGTAGGACCGAAGCCAAATAATAAAATTCCGACAATTGAGTTTGTCTATACTCAGAAGAAAGGGCGAAAAAATTCGACCCCAAAACCCACATTCACGGTGAGTCTTTCTCCAGACGGGGTCATAATGATGCGGGACATATCCAAACGGGGTTCGTTTTTGTCCATGAATTTTTTTATGTGTTTGGAATCGGCAATCATCATTGTCTCGATAAAACGAGAAATCATTCCCTTATCTGTGTTCCCATCAACCGCAACAATTTCTTTTTGTAGTCTCCACGTTCTTCTCGGAGCCACTCTACCTTGGGGGTAGGTATCCACTTGTTTTTGAATCTCATTAACTTCACCATATGTAAGTGGTTTGAGTTTCACGTTGGCACCTGAGACAGGTAACATCGTCTCGAAGAATCCATCTTCACCAGGTTGTTCACCATTAATAATTGTCAATTCATCCAATCTTACGTTGGAGTTAAATTGTTTTTGGGTTTTGGGGTCTGTAAGTTTAAGTTCAACTTCAGGACCAAATGCGGTGTTTCTTAAGAAAATCAAAATTGCTTCAATATCTCCCTCCAATAATTCCTCGACCTTCATACCAGGTTCATAGATTTTGTTTCTGAGAAGGTTGAGTACCATATCGGTTCCACCCGCCATAATGATGTTTTCATCAGCCGCCGTAAGGTATCCAACCTTGATTGACGACTTCCTTCCTTTATAAAACCATCCTTGTGATGGTAGACCTACCACGTCGTGTGGTAAGTCAAAATTCATTTGTCCGTATTCTTGTGCTTCTGTTGCCATATAAAAAAACCGTAGAGTTTCGCTCTACGGTTAAAAATAATTTGATATGAATTATTGTAAATGAAAAATTAGTAAATCAATACACAACGGTCCATTCTCAAAGTCGCACTGATTGTAGCCAGTCCGTCTTGTGAGTAAGACAATGAATTAAAGTTAACGTCAGTTAAGAATGTGCCATAAAGAATCCATTTTTCTACTACAACACCTGTTGGGTCTAACATCTCGAGGTCGATGTCTTTTTTGTAACCCGCAGCGTAACCCATACGACCTGTTACAGATTCTGCGTGTAAACGAACCCACTCCATAAGAGCTTGAGCTGCTGATGGACCGATTGGGTCTCGGAATACAACTGGAATTGTTTGCCAGTTAAATCTACCCGCCACAAACGTAGAGGTGTTCAAAAATTGGATTTCAGTTGCACCGATTGTAATGTGCGGTCTGGCGGTTGATTCTACAAACCATTCGTTAATCCCCAAAGTTGAGGGAAACCTAAGAATGAAACGATTCTGACGTTTCGGTTCGTAGGGAATGGGCATTTTCATTAATAAATCTGCCATGGTGTTTCTTTTTCTTTAGACGTTTTATCTTTGTTTATAAATATACCTTGTTAGTAAATTTTTCTATTGACTTCTCAAACCGGAAAATTACTCTTCTACTAAATCCAGTACTAGTATTCTTTTTTAGTTCCTCCTTTAGTGGTATATGTTTTAATTGGTTCTTTTATTCCTTTAAAATATTTTTTCATTGCTTCTACATTCCTTTCATCATCATCTGAAAAGCCTATAGATGGTATAAAATTATTAGCAATGTCTTTTTTAAGAAAGGCTCTCTTTTGTAGAAGTGCCGCCATTGATTTAACATAACGTACGAAATCTTCCATCGCTTGGACTTTTAACTCTTCGGGACTTGCCGCCGACTTTTCTTGTCCGAAACTTACAGGGTTATAACGATTAAGTTCTAAATAAGAACGGATAAGTTCCTCGTCTGACATATCTTCCTCACCCACAAAATCACGATATTTTTTGAGGTTTTTAATTAACACCTCACGGTTGATTCCCCCAAAATTGTTTTGGATGTAATTGTAAATTGCCTCTTTGAGAGTGTTTGGGTGATGACCTCTCGCGGTGATTATCGCAAAAATAGACCCATTGTTAATTGCTTCACGGAAATCATCCCACGCTGGTCCGGTCTGAGCCTCTAAAGCGTCATCCATAAACTGAGCATCTCCCTTGACACTAAAATATCTAAAGGGGTCTTCCGCAAAACCAACAACGGTTGAGCCTTTGTAAGGAAAAGATTCTTTTCCGATTTTTTCTCTGTAGTCTGCAAAGTCCGAAGTTGACATCATAACCTCGTCACCATCCTCGTCTAACACAACAATCTTTGTTGGCATGTGGACGATGTTGTCATCCCAATCAAATGCGTAGTATTTTAAATCGGGACCCGCTTCGGTTATTTTTTCGGATAAAAGTTTTTTCATCAGTATTTGGCTAAAAAGGGGGGATTAGTTCCCCCCTTCACAAAGATATTAAATATTCTCAAACGATGCTCCTGTTGGAGTAATCAAGAATTCGATGTCGATGAATTCGAGAGCTTTCGTTGGTTTCAAGTAGATTTTACCTGTTAATGTATTTCTATCCAAATCTTCTGGAGTAGAACTTACAGTTACACGGAAGTCGTAAAGACCTCTGTCTCTTCTGATTGAGTCTAAGATTGGGTTCACCGAATCCAAGAACTGTTGTCTTACGATTTCATCGTTCTGTTCGAACAACAATCTTACCGCTACCGCTGAAATCAACTTACGAGCTTGTAACAACAATCTTCTTAC